GAAAAACCGGACATACCACAACACAAGCCATCGAGGCTATAATTAAAGGCATGGATAAAGAGTTCGGTGGAATGGCTGAAAGGATTAAAAACAGTTGGCAAGGCCTTACAAACAGAATGATTCATCAATGGTTTAACTTTAGAAGAATCGTGATGGAAAAGGGAATTTTCCAGTTTATAAAGGGTAAACTACAGGAATTTTTAGAGTTTTTAGAATCTCCTGAAGGCACAAAAGCTATGGAAAACTGGGCAAAAAAAATATCAGACACTGTTTTTGATGCCGCAATATTCATGGTCAAATCAATAGAAACTGTTGTTTCAAGTGTCGGAGGTATTGCTGATGAGATTGAAAGACTTGGACGCATTGCAAAAGGGATGCCTTTTGTAGGTGATGATGAATATAAGGCTTATAAAAAAGCCAAAGAAGAACTTGAATCGATAGGTGATGTTCAAGGTAAAATTAACCAATTAAATCTTAAATATATAGAAGCTATTAATAAAGAGCGTGAAATAATAGGCGATATGTCAAGCCGTAAATTTGCGATAGTTGACAAAGATTTTAAATGGCCTGGCTCAGATGAAATATCAAAACAAATAGATGATTTAATTAAAAAAAGAATGCTTATATCTGAATATGAAGCCAAGAACCCTTTATGGAAAGAATCTGAGGAATCCACAGAATCATTCGGAGATAAATTCAGAAATACAACAGGCAAAATAATATCTGAATTAGAAAAATATAAGAAAGAGTTTGAAGGCGGTATCTTTGGCAAAGACGGTATAGTTCCACCTAAAAGTAAGCAAAACATGGAGATATTAATGCGAGTTACCAAAGAATATAGTGATTTGCTTGATACTTTTGACCCTAAAAGAAAAATGTTTAGGGATTATGAGGAAGATTTAGATCTTTTAGTAGATGCTTATGTTTTAGGGCTTATACCTAGTCAAGAAAAATTACTTGAGCAGATTCGATTATTGAAATTAGAGTATTCAGGCCTTGTTCCTCAAAGTTGGATGGACGGTATTTCTGAATCACTTAGAAAGTATATTGAAACATCTAAGGATATTGCTGGTCAAGTTGGAAATGCTTTTACTAATGCTTTTAATGGTATGGAAGATGCACTTGTTGACTTTGTAACAACAGGTAAAGCCAGTTTTACAGATTTTGCCAACTCTGTTTTAAGGGATATTGCCAGAATAGTTGTTCGTCAGTCAATTATGACTCCTATAGCTCAAGGAGTTGGGGCAATGTTTGGCGGTGGATATACAACAGATTATACCGAACCGATGAAATCTTCTGGATATCATTCTGGCGGCATTGTTGGTTCGGAATCAAGCTTTTCAAGAAGTGTAAACTCTTCAATATTTAATAATGCGCCTAAATATCATTCTGGTGGTATTGTCGGGTCGGAATCAAGTTTTTCAAGAAATGTAAACTCTTCAATATTTAACAATGCGCCTAAATATCATAATGGTGGTTTAGTTGGAGGTGAAGTTCCTGCAATACTAAAAAGAGGAGAGGGTGTTTTTACTCCAGAACAAATGAAAGCCATGGGAACAACAAACATCCAAATCATAGATCAAAGAACATCGTCCTCATCAGATCAAATTTCTACAGAAGAGTCAGTCGGTGTTGATGGTCAAAGACTTGTCAGAGTTTTGGTTAGAGATGAAGTGAGAAGCGGAATAACAAATGGTTCTTTTGATAAAACCTTAAAAGGTAATATGGGATTATCAAGAAGACCTATAAGGAGATAATATGGCATCAAGATGGCCTGCGTCTTTACCACAAAAATTAAACTCTAATGGATTTGTATATAGCAAACAAGACAACATTATAAGATCAGGTGTTGATATTGGTAAGCCAAAACAAAGACCCAGATATACAGCCGTTTTTGAAGAGTTTGAAGGCACAATGATTATAACAAAAGATCAAATCAATACATTCCTTTATTTCTGGGACACAACTTTATCATCAGGTGTGTTGCCTTTTGAATGGGAACATCCATTGACAGACGAAACAAAAGATATGGAGTTTCTTTCAATGTATGCAATAACACCAGAATCAGGTACTCTTTTTAAATTAAAAATAAGCTTTAGGGTTTTGCCATGAGAACATTAAGCGCCGATGGTTTAAAAGGGATATTAAGCCATACAACAGATCAGGTTTATTTGTTTGCAATAAAAATAAGTCACGAAGACATTGTATCTCCATATTATATTGTCCAAAACAATACAGACTTAACAATTTCATTGCCAGATGAAGGTAATGTTATTTTTAGTGCATATGCTTTTGATTTTATATTGCCTAAAGTTGAGGAAGACAGTTTGCCAACGGCACAGATCAAAATAGATAACATAAATGATTTTTTGATTCCTTGGTTAAGAACCATTGATACAGCACCTGTTTTTGATATTTTCTTGGTAAGAACAAGCCCATCGGAAACAACTGCCACAGTGGAATTAGAATTTAGTTTCTCATTAAAAAGTGTGAGATGGGATATTATGACCATTGATGGTGAATTGTCGCTTGATTATGACTATCTAAATGAACCTTGTATGAAATACAGGTTTACGCCTGAAATATCAGTTGGTCTTTTTGACTATAGTTATGAAGGTGCAGGAAGTTTTATTCGTGAAACAACAATTGATGGTGACCCTATAAGAAGACCATTGCCTGTAGCTGGTTCAATTAAGCTACCATAGTAGAGGAAACAGAAGAGGTGTCTCATTTGGGCTGAAAAATATATAGGTATTCCGTATAAAAGCCTTGGAAGAGATTATAATGGTGTTGATTGTTATGGTCTTGTTTATTTAATTTTTAAAAACGAATTGAATATAAACCTTCCTAGGATAGACAAGGGATACAATAATGGATTAGATTGCAAAGAAGTAGCTCCTGTTTTTGAAAAGGGGCTTGATTTATTTTTATCTGACAAGTATGTGCAAAAAACATGCCAATATAAAGAGTTTAACTTGATTTTATTTAGGAGATCAGGTTATATTAGTCATATAGGCGTTTGCCTTAATAGTAAATATTTTATACATGCAGATTTAGGCTCTTTAAGTTGTATCGAAAAAATACGACACACATACTGGAAAAACAGAACTGAAGGCATTTATGAATATACAAGTACCAGTTAGAATAAAGCCCATTCCATTTGGTGATATAGATGAATATTTCTTATCTATAAAAAAAGGTACAAAAATAAAAGAGGTTTTGCCAGATAATTTTAATGGTATAGTTTATTTAAATAACAGGCTTTTAAACATAAGTCATAACCCTGTTATAAAAGAAACCGACGAAATTGAATTCTTAATCCCTTTATCTGGCGGTGGCGGTGGCGGTAAAGATACGTTAAGAAGCGTTGCTTTTGTTGCAGTTGCTATTGCCGCATCTGTAGCTACAGGTGGAATAAGTAATGTTTGGTTAAGAGCGGGTGCTGCAATAGCATTAAATGTTGCTGGCGGTGCTTTAATTAATACACTTATTCCGCCTCAAATGCCAGAGGAAGCAAAAGCCATATCGGCAGCCGATTCTGTTCCAGGTTTTTCAACAAAATCATTGACCGCATCACAGAATAAGCCTGGTAGTTATTCAATTTTTCCTAAACTATATGGTGAAAGACGATTCAAACCCTATTATGCTGCTTCACCTTATACTGAGATAGTTGGTGATGACCAGTATTTACATTTCCTTTTCTTTTTGAATTTTGGCCCGATTTCTGTTTTAAGTGATAATGGCTCAACACGTTTAATTGCTGGTCTTTTTTCATCCAGAACATCTGGGTTGAGAGATTATTATATAGAGAGAACAAACCTATCAACTTATCAACTTGAGACCGGAACTATCAAAATAGACGAAACAAGCCTTGAAGCTTTAGATGATTGGAGATTAATAATCGGTTCTCCAAATAAAATTCATGAAAGTACAGGTTTCAGGGATGCTGAAGTTGCATATCCAAATATTTCTTTTGACGCTGGATATACATATCAATTAGAACCTTTTAATATGAAAAATAAAGACTCTAATTGGAATCTTGGGTTAAAAGTCATTCAGACTAAAATTATAGACTTAAAAGATGTTGTGGAAAGCAAAAGCCTTAGTTTTTCAATATCTTCAAACCCAGACAAATACACAAGGGTATTTAGCTTATCATATGAGTTGTTATCTGAATATGGTAGTGGGAATTGGAAAACATTGAAACCAAAAACAGATTCAATTTTTTATAATGGCGACGTACTTTCTGGAGATTTAAAATATCTATGGTTTGCGGCTAATGGTAATTATTCTTACACATCAGGCATTGTTGAGGCTATTGGGGTAATTGGTAGAATCAAAATAAATAAGTGTGTATATGTTTATCGTCCAGTTGGAACTTACGCAAGCAGAATTGGCGGAGGAGACCTGTCTTTTGATAGTTTCAAATTTTATGAAAGCGATTATGCAGTATATACTACCGCACCAAATAGCTATGGTGCAAGCGTTGATATTGTTGCTACAAACGGTTTATATTACATAGATGCTGAAAACCAAAGAAAAAAACTGGAGATAAAATATAGTGTTGAATATAGGCCAATCGGTTCAAGTGCTTGGCAATTAGTCAAAGCAGACCGAGTTATTGGTTCTGGTCTCGCTGACAACACAGCCAAGCAGCTTATGATTTCTGGCAATTCAGCTAAAACGTATCGAGCTGGATTGTATTTTGAGTTTCCAGATGTTGGTCAATATGACGTGAGGATTACGCCAATTTATAAAACGTCTTTTGGAGGGTTCGCACAAGAAAGCGTAACATGGGAAACTTTAAAATCATATCAGAGTAAGGGCAATGCTGTTTGGGCTCCTTTTTTAGATGATTTAGATGTACCCACAAATCATCCTGATTATAATAACCTTAAAAGAAATTGTGTTTTAATGTATTTAAAAATTAAAGCACAGCCAACGTTACAAGGTAATGCTGACAATATTAGCATTAAATGTGCTAGTGTTTTAAAAGATATAAGTACATATCTAATTTATGGAGATTCAGAATTATACCACTCAAATGCGAATTTAGATGCTTGTGCAAACCCGGCCAATATTTATTTAGATATTTTACTTGGCGGAGGTCTTGTAAATAACATTTCAATGGACAAAATAGACACTGATTCTATTGGTGAATTATATGATTCCTGTGTTCAAAATGATTTTTATTACCACAATTATGAGGTGAACGAGGAAACAGCATTAAATAGAATTAACAAAGCTCTTTCTGTGGCTTTTGCTAAATTCGGAACTAAAGATCGTCTTTTAAGCATTTTGAGGGATGAGCCAGATCAGACTCCAATACAGGTCATAACGCCTGCAAACTGTAACTCTTTTTCAGCAAGTAAAAGTTTTAATAAAAGAGTTCATGGTGTAAAGGTTCAATATACAGATAAAAGTTCTTGGGAAACAAATTATGTTATTGTTTACAATACAGGATATAGTCTCGATGGTTCAGGTGGGACAATAGCTGCAAGTGAATTTATAACACTTGATGTTGAAGGCATTACAGATGTTGAACAGGCTAAAAAATATGGGAGGTATCATCTTGCCGCCATAACATTAAGGCCTGAAACATATATAGCCAACATGGACATTGAGAATATTCGTATTGAGACAGGAGATTGCGTTTATATATCTTACGACACCATTAATGTCGGAGAAATATATGGTACAGTGAAGGGCATAAATAGAAACGGATCAAATGAAGTTGTTTATATTGAGACAGCAGAACTTGTGACCGATATTCAAGCTGGAAAAGGAATCTGTTTTAGGCTTCAAAATGGTTCAAGTTTTTTGAACACATACCCTGTAAATGAGTCGTTGACAACAGAGACAAAAATATATCTTGAAATACCAACAGTTATTGATTTAAATATTGGAGATATTTTTACATATGGTGATATAAATAGCGAGAAAATAAAAGCAAAAGTTACTGGCATTTATCCGGGCAAGGATTTATCAGCTGATATTGAAATGGTAAACGCTGCTGATGAAATACATCAGACATATACAAGCGGAACAATTCCAAGTTATGTTCCTGTGATTGATGGAAGGTCTGAGACTGGTTTGCTTGTGCCACCGTCCCCAGTCCCAACTGCTATTGATTCTGGTGATAATTTTGTAGTAACTGGGGAGGCAATACCTGAATCATTTTGTATTAAAATTGATTTTACGATACCATACACTCAAATTGGTGTAGACAATATTGTCATTGAATATATTGCTCAATATTATGAAACTGTTGATTTAGACGAGGCTGTTTTTGAAACAGGTGTTTTCGAGGAAGGAGTTTTTGAGGCACTTTCTTCTAGTGCAATAAAAAAAGAAATTAGGAATAAAATAGATTTTGCATATACTGGTCAAAACTATATACTCTTTGAAGCCTTGCAAAATGCAGATTATGAAATAAAAATATACAGCAATAAAAAGTCAAATGGGAAAATAAGAGTCTCTAGCCCATATTTAATCGAATATTCTACAACAAGCGGAACTGTTTCTGCTGTATCAGGTTTAAATTATGTTAAAGAAGTGGGTAAAAATATTCAATTGGTTTGGTCTGACCCACAAAATAACTTCCCAACTATATTCAGAATATTTGAATATGATTCTGGTTCTTCAGATTGGCTTTTAATTGGTACAACACAAGAACTTATTTTTGATATTGGTAAAAGGTTTGTAGAAAATCAATTTGCTATAAGAGCTGTCAATTTAAACAATAATAATAGAAGCGACTTAAGTATAATTACAATAAACGAACCAAAACCGTTAATAGGTAATGTAAATGGAAGAACTCTTGATGGTAAGATTGAAATTTACTGGACTAGCCAGAATATAGAAATAGACGAATATGAAATCAGAGAAGGAACTGAGTGGGAAGATGGCGTTTTAGTTGGTAAAACCAAGGCTACTTCAATTTTAATACCAAAAACAGATGATGGTATTTATAATTTTATGGTTATGGGTCATATTTTAGATGGTCAGGAAACTGAAATATCTACAATATCATATCATTATCCGTATGGTGAAGTTGGAGAAAAGCCATCTGAAAAACCAGGTTTAAAATGGCAAAAAGATTTAGTTGTCTATGTCGGAACAGGTGAAATATTTGAAACGCTGGAAGATGCACTTGAATATTTTGCTGGTCTTTATGTAGGATATAGTTATACAAATCCATATAGAGTTTATATATACCTTCAAAATGGATATACATTCACAAGACCTATCAAAATAGAAAATTTTGATTTTGGATTTATAACTATCACAGGTGGATTATTAAGTAGTCAATATGTTGATTTTGAATCAGCGGTGGATTCTGTTGGATTTTATAATAATGGAGATGAAACTTTTCAATGCAAGCCATTGTTCTATGGTTTAAACAGCATTATGCCTGTAATAAATTCTACAAACTTTATATTTAAAGACAATGCCAATACAAACGGCACTTCTCTTTGTTGTTTAAATAACTCTTCAATGGAAATCACAAATGATATTTCTGTAACGTTTGAAAACTATGGCAATTTTGGGTTTTATCTTACAAACGGTTCTAAGCTTATGGATAATCAGTCTTTGATTAATTATTCTGATTGGCAATTTGATAATATAAAAGGACTTTGTTTTTATACAAAGAAAAGTGAAATTGAATTGTCTCAGGTTTCGCCTGTTTTTAATGCATTAACCACAGGAACAAGCAAAACAGGTTTCTTGGTATCTGATAATTCAAAGGTGAATATTAATGACACTTTTTGTGATGCTATAAACTTTTTTATAAGGGGTGATAATAATTCAGATGTTTATGTTTCAGACTTTTTTTTAACAGATTGTTTTATGGATTACCCTTCAGGAATAGAAGCTTTCATATCTGCTTTAAATGGAACAAAAATTGAAAGTTGTTGCACTGATGAAATAACAGCAGATGTAACTGATAATGAATTGATTTACGCTAGCAATAAATCTTCAGTTTTCATATTAAATGGAACTCTAATGATAAATGATGATGTGGTTGTTGAAGCGGATACAAACTCGTCAATTTCATTTTATAATATCTTTGATCCTGGGTATCCATACACTATAATCAAAAAAGAATATAGCTATAGTATAGTTAATTTAGCATAAAAGGAGTAAAAATGTCAACATTTCCACTAAACTTAATAAAACGATCTGAAAAAGGTACGCCGCTTAGTGCCACGGATCATGATTCAAACTTGTCAGATATAGAAGGAATGGTAAATTCTATATCACAACAGGAAACAAGCATAACATTAACAGTAGGCTCAGGCGGAGACTACACAACCTTAAACGCAGCGATTAAAGATGCTTATAGAAAGTATAAACCAATTTATGACAATACCGGTATTACAGCAACAATAAACCTCTTATCTGGCTTTACTATGGCTGAGCAAGTTCTTGTTAGAGGATTAAATCTAGGCTGGATAACAATTACTGGCGAAGATGCTGAGACTATAATTGATAACACATCTCTTACAGTTGATTTTACAACTACGGATTATGGGTTTTCTTCTTACCCTGCCTTTGGTGTCTCTAAAGGGGGAACACTTCCAAGGATAGATCAGTTATTTAGTTTTAATGTTGCAGGTGTTGGTGGGGAAAAACACGGTGTCATGGCGGTTGGTGCTGGTAGTAGTGCAGAAATAACAGCTTCTAAAGGTGTAAAAAATGCTGGCACTTATGGTATATTTGCCTCTAACAGTTCAACAATAGATGCATATTCAGCAGACGCAAGCGGAGCTGGAGATTATGGTATATTTGCCGACCAAGGAGCAACAATAAACGCAGATTCAGCAGATGCAAGCGGAGCTGGAATCATTGGTATTTATGCCAACCGAGATTCAACAATAAACGCAGAAGCAGCAGATGCAAGCGGAGCTGGAGCCATTGGTATTTATGCCACCAAAGGATCAACAATAAACGCATATTTAGCCAATGCAAGCGGAGCTGGAGATTATGGTATATTTGCCGACCAAGTGTCAATAATAAACGCATATTCAGCCAATGCGTCAGGTGCTTACACTTATGGTATATATGCCACTAACGGTTCAACAATAAATGCAGAATCAGCTAATGCGTCAGGTGCTGGCAATTCTGGTATATATGCAAATAATAGTTCAACAGTAAATGCAAATTCAGCTAATGCAAGTTTGGCTCAAACGTATGGTTTATGTGCCCGCAATAATTCAACAATAAACGCATATTTAACAGATGCAAGCGGAGCTGGAAGTATTGGTATAGATGCTCGTCATGGTTCAAAAATAAGCGCTGATAAAGCAAATGCAACCGGAGCTGGGGATTATGGTATGTATATATTTCAGGGTTCAGTAATAGTTGTATATACAGCAACAGGAACACTAAGTCAACCTGCAAACACACTAACATCAAACGGCATAATATATCAATAAGGAAAAATTATGATAACAACAAAAGAAAACGGAACACAATACATGGAATTAAATAAAAATATTGTCAAATTCCACGATGACAATAATTTAACTCTTGCCGATGTTAACAGACCTCTCACATATACTGATGACGGGGAGTATGTAGACGATATAACAACAGAAGAAATAAAGGCAGGCATAGAGATTAAGCTATCTATGATTGATGTAGAATACAATTCAGACCGTAGTTGGAGAGAGTATGTAATAAGCAATCCAGAACAGTTTTCAGCTCAGGCAGTTTCAAGAATGCAGGAAGCAGAAGATAAAGCTCAGATTTTAAGAAATGAATTAAATAATATATAATAAATAACGATTTAGCGAGGTAAAGTTTACAGCACAATCCATGCTGTAATACATCCTGTCTGCGGCAGCTTTTATAGTGCCGCTTTTTTATATTCAAAGTGGTTCACAATTATTTATTTTTCTTTCAATTTCTTTAAGGCATTTTTTACAGGTTATTTCATTGTCAAAACAATTTGATAAGACATACCAGCCTGTATCTAATTCACGTCCGCAAGCTGTTTTTTCACAATCCGAACTACCATGAACAGCACCGAATAATTGATCTTTATTGTTTATTCTTTGCACTGTATACATTGTCATTGTATTATATTTATTCTTTTTCATAAAATATGCAATCCTTATAATGTATTGGTGATGGTATTTTTATATGATCAAAATCTAATAGTCTATCTGAAAAGACCTTTGTTCTATTATGATATTTTATAAGTATTTTATCTTCTTTTTCATTGTAAAACAACATTCCGAAAGCTGATGTATGGCAAATGAAAGTCCAATCTTCCAAGTTTGTTTTCGGTGCTGGTTTTGTTGTTGTTTTATAGTTCATTTATTTTAAGTTCCTAAATTATTTTTACTTTGATGAATTAAATATATCTCTTTTGTTTTAGCACAAATATTATGTTTTAGGAACTCTTGAGTCTGGAATAATTCCATATGGCTTCTAATTACCCTGTCATAATGAACTTTATGTATTTTCCCGTCTTCAAGGTTATCGTTTAAAATATCTATATCATAATTAC